TTTTTTGGCTTTTATTTAAAAAGGGTATTGACATTATACCATACAACGTGTTATAGTATTACTTCAATCGGGAAATCTCGATTGTTATAGTTATTTTAAGGAGAAATTATATAATGACTAACATTACTAAAACTGAGAAGGTTCTTAACGCACTTGTAGGTGGAGCAGAGCTTACTGCAAAACAGGTTACATCACGATATGGTGTAAAGAATGTTCGTGCGGTCATGAGCAAACTACGCACAGAGGGATACCCTATTTTCCTCAACAAGCGAGTGAGTTCATTTGATGGACAAACCTATAGCAAATATCGACTAGGTACTGCTCCAAGGTCAGTGGTTGCAGCTGGTTTTGCGGCACTTCGAAGTGCATAAACCATAGCAATTATGGTATGAAAGGGGAACTTTGTTCCCCTTTTTTTTGTCTTATAAATAAACGTCAAGGAGGAAAATATGGCAACTACTTATACAGAAACATCAAGTACTGTAACTAAAGAAAAGTGGGATACAGCTGAATGGTATGATTCAAGATACTATAAAGCAGGTATGGCACTTATGTTAGCAGTTGCAGTTTTTTGGATTTGGTATCAAAGGACTTTTGCTTATTCACATGGCATGGATTCGATGGAGCCAGAATTTGAGAAAGTCTGGATGGGTTTATGGCGAGTTCATATGACAGTAATGCCCACCTTTGCGTTAATTGCATGGGGTTGGATTTGGAAAACAAGAGACACCAAAGAAGAATTGGATAACCTAGACCCAAAATTAGAAATTAAGCGTTATTTCTATTGGATGATGTGGTTAGGTGTATACCTATTCGGTGTGTATTGGGGCGGAAGTTTCTTTACTGAACAGGATGCTTCATGGCATCAGGTAATCATACGAGATACTAGCTTTACACCTAGTCATGTTGTAGTATTTTATGGTTCTTTCCCGATGTACATTGTTTGTGGAATCGCTAGTTATCTTTACGCTATAACTCGTTTACCACAGTACAGCAGAGGTACATCATTTCCATTAGTTTTTGCAATTGCTGGCCCGTTAATGATTTTGCCAAATGTTGGTCTAAACGAATGGGGACATGCTTTTTGGTTCATGGAAGAACTATTTAGCGCACCATTACATTGGGGATTTGTAATTCTCGGTTGGTCTGGTTTGTTTGCAGGAGGAGTTGCAGCACAGATCATCACACGTTATTCTAATTTGACTGATGTGATATGGAACAAGTCTGATCCTATCATTTTGAATAACAGAATTAAACCTTAATAATCAGTAACATTATAAACGTAGTACAAAGGGGGAAACTTTGTTTCCCCTTTTTTTCGTTATAAATAGTAGTAAGTAATAAGGAGAAAGTTATGCAATGGACAAAACCAACTTATCAAGACGTTAGATTTGGATTTGAAGTAACCATGTATATTATGAATCGGTAATAACTATGGCCACCTCACAATCCCCAATAGATAGACAACCAACTAAGTTAGACTACGCAAGTCCAACTCAATTTAAGTTTGGTATACTTCAACTTCCTAAAGTTGAGTTCTTTACGGTTACTGCTAATGTGCCGGGCATTTCTGGTACACCAGCAATTGTAAATACACCATTTAAAAATATACCTACAATGGGAGATAAACTTGAATATGAAAATCTTTCAATATCTTTTATTGTAGATGAATATCTAGAAAATTACTTGTCTATACACAATTGGATAACAGGGATTGGTTTTCCTAAAAACAGAGGTCAATTTTCAACACACAGAGATGTAACATCAACTACACCTGCTAGTCAAAGATCAACTAGTTCAGATATTGGTGATGTGGGAAATGCAACACCAGACAAGTCAATGTATTCTGATGCAAACCTTATGATATTGTCTAATAAAAATAATCCTATTGTAGAGATTAATTTTGAAGATATTTTCCCAATATCATTAGGTGCATTAGACTATACACAAGCTGCAACTGATGTTGACAACTTAATTGCAACTGCTGAGTTTGCATACAAAATATACGAAATAAAAACTTTATAAATAAAACTGAGTAGAAAAGATAATGCCTTAACAAACCAGATTTAGCACTTTATAGAAAGTCAAACTATACTTAAAGAGTACATCAACTCTACTCACAATTTGAGAGAAATATAATATAATGAATTTAGACCAGTTAAAAGAAGAAGCTAGAAATGATCTTGTTATTACTAATCAAGAAGATTTAGCATCTGAATCCCTTACCAATCAAAAAATAAAATCAAAATACCTTGACCACAGGTCAAAGTTTCAATTGTTGTTGCAGAAACACAATGGAGACTATCAGCGTATGTATCGTCAAAAGTGGGAATACTATGGTGGCAAGGCTGACGCAAAAGTTTATGCATCTAAACCATTTGACTTTAAAGTTCTTAAAACTGACCTTACAATGTATATTACTTCTGACGAAGAAGTTATTGAACTGATGAATAAAATTGGTTACTTAGAAATTGTCGTAAAATATATTGATGGTGTAATTAAGTCCATTGATAATCGTGGGTGGGATATCAAAAACGCAATAGAGTGGAGAAAGTTTGAAGCGGGGATGATGTGATGGATGTAGATGGTTATATAAAATATTATAAAAATATTGTATCAGAAAGTTTATGTAATGATTTAACTGGACACGATTTTCCATATGAGCCTTCTGCATACTCTACACACGATAGTGGGCGAGTTGTAAAAGAAGAACGTGTTAAGATGTTAGAATATTGGATACGAAAAAACAATATATTTTATCAAGATATTAAAGAGTGTTTTGAAAACGTGATAGTAAATTACAAATCCGACTTTGAATTGTTTGCAGTTAAGCATACCACAGACTTTCGTATTAATCGGTATGGTAAAGGTGGGTTTATGTCTAAACACGTTGACAATATTCATCACAGTCATGGTCAACACTATGGTTACCCACAAGTATCTGCGTTATTATATCTTAATGATAATTATGAAGGTGGAGAGTTTTATGTAGCAAATAAAAAGTTTTGCCCAGCCAAGGGTTCTGCAATTATATTTCCATCTAACTTTATGTTTCCTCACGAAGCAAAAACAGTTACAAAAGGAATAAGATGGAGCGTAGTAACATGGTTGATGTAAACGTACACAAAATTTTTCCTACAGTAGTGTATGAATTTGAATATATTTCAAATGATAAACAATCAATGGTTTCTTATATTGATACTTTAAAAACAAACACATTACAAACTACTGATGATTTACATTATCTTTCTTACTTTGGAAAATTAAGAGATAAAGTAAAAGAGGTATCTAAACAATACGTTGACGATTTGCAATACGAGTATGACAATATAGAAATTACTGGTATGTGGGCAAATAGGTTACATAACGGTGCTGTACACGCACCACACACACATTCAAATAATTTCTTATCAGGAGTGTATTATTTACATACCAGTAAAAATTCTTCACCTATACAATTTTTTGACCCTAGAGCTCAGGCACATGTTTTACGACCAAGAAATACACCAAATTTTCTTAATGCAAGCATAATGCAGTTTAACGCAGTAGAAGGAAAAGGATATATCTTTCCCTCATGGCTGCAACATTGGGTGCCGACCACAGAAGATAAACGCATAAGTGTTTCATGGAATATACTATTAAGAGGCAACTACGGAGAACAAGGCACTTTACAAAATGCGTATATCTAAAAAGAATGAGATATATTTAGTTCTAGATGACCTAGACCCATCAACAAAACAAGAATTAACAGAGTTCTTTACATTTGAAGTGCCTGGCTTTAAGTTTATGCCAATGTATCGTAATCGTATGTGGGATGGTAAGATACGTTTGTTCTCTCCAGCTACAGGACAAATCTATGTTGGGTTGTTATCCTATATTAAAAACTATTGTTCAAGAAACGGAATTCAATATATACTAGAAAATGGAGTAGAAAATGAAAAAACTGTTGGACGAGAAGTTGTCTCAGGATTCGTTAAATCTCTTAAACCAAAGTCAAAAGGAAAATCCCTTAGAGTTCGTGATTACCAGATTGATGCCGTACAACATGCTGTCAGCAGACATCGTGCTTTGTTGTTGTCTCCTACTGCTTCTGGCAAGTCATTAATAATATATGCATTAGTTCGTTATTACAAAATGATGGGGTTAAGAACTCTAATATTAGTTCCCACCACTTCATTAGTAGAACAAATGTATACTGACTTTGAAGATTATGGTTGGAGCTCTGGTACATACTGTCAAAAGATATATCAAGGTCATGACCGCAAAGTAACTAAAGATGTTGTAATATCAACATGGCAATCTTTGTATAAGATGCCAAAGAAATATTTTGAAGATTTCGGGTGTGTAATTGGTGATGAAGCGCATATGTTTAAGTCTAAATCTCTGACAGGGATTATGACTAAGTTACACCAATGTAAGTACCGTTTTGGACTCACAGGCACCCTAGATGGAACGCTGACGCATCGCTTAGTACTAGAAGGTCTATTTGGTACTGCTGAAACTATAGTGACCACTAAGGAGCTTATAGACAAGAAAACACTTGCAGATTTGACTGTTAAGTGTATTGTTTTAAAACATAAAAACATTCGTGAGAAAATGACATATGCAGAAGAACTGGAGTATCTCGCAACAAACGAGAAACGAAATAACTTTATAGTTAATCTTTTGCAACATTTAGATGGTAATACGCTTTGTTTATTTCAATTAGTTGAAAAACATGGTAAACCATTATATGACCAAGTTCAAGAAACAATTACAGATAGAAAAACATTTTTTGTGTATGGTGGAACAGACACATCAGAAAGAGAAGAAATAAGAGGAGTTGTAGAGAATGAAAAGAAGTCAATTATACTTGCAAGTTACGGCACATTTAGTACTGGCATTAATATTAGGAATATTAATAACATCGTGTTCAGTTCCCCAAGTAAAAGTAGGATTAGAGTGCTCCAAAGCCTTGGCCGTGGATTGCGTAAGACCGACACTAAGTTTTCCGTTTTAATATTTGATATTGCAGATGATGTATCTTATAAGAATACTCGTAATTTTACACTAAATCATTTTTCAGAAAGAATAGCTTTATATAATGAACAACAATTTGATTACCAGATTAGTAAGGTAAAATTGTAGACACATAAATATAATTAAATACAATAAGAAAGAAGGTTAAAAATGGAAACAAATTATAAAGTCGTTAAGTTAACAAATGGTGACAATATTATTTGTGAAGCTGTGGAACACGTTAATGAAAAGTATATAATTAGAACTCCATTAAAAATGGAAGTGGTACATGATGATGATTCTGGTAGACATATAGAATCTCTACATCTTACTTCTTGGATTTCTCCCTTTACAGAAGACAAACATTTTGAAATTAAAGAGAGTCAT